TTGTTACTTCCAGTAATGTTTCCAGCATAACTACCAGCCAAAGCACCAAGAAATGTATTACAACAACCTGCGGTCACACATTTTCCTGCATAACATCCAATAAAGATATTCGCTTTTACATGTGCTCCACCACCTGTATTTCTACCAACACCATAACCAAGGAATGTATTTCCTTCGGCAGTGTATCCATATTTACCAAGTTGACATCCTGCAAGACCACCAAGAACAACGTTTTTACCAGTTGCAGCTATACATTGACCTGCATGTTGCCCTATAAGGACATTTTTTTCACCGTTAGTTAATGACTTACCTGCACAATCACCTAATGCAATATTATCTTCGGCATTAACAGTTGCACTGCATCCAGTACAAGTCCCACCACTAAACAAATTCTTCTGATCATCAGCATTAAATCCAGCACTTATTCCAGTTAGACATGAACCATCACCACAGAACTTAGTAGCACTTACGATACCAGAAGATCCATACATTGTAATGGCAGTGCCTACACTTGAAATACCACTTATTGATAATGCTGTTCCGACTATACTACTTACGTTTATATTTGGAGAACCAGATAAACCCCCAGAGGTTCCTGAAGTATTTTGATTTAATGTGGGTATTCTTGCTGTATCAAAAGTTCCTGAAGTTATTTTGCTTGCTGCTAAATCTGGTATTTGAGATGTTGTCAATTCAGTCAATCCTGAACCATCACCAAAAAATGTTGTGGCAGTTACAGAATTAATACCTGATATATTTGTCGAACTATCACCAATTATATTTCCATTCGCATTTATATTTCCAGCAAAAGTAGATACACCAGTAACATTTAATGACGTTGCTGTAGTTGATGTTGATACTAACGCACCAAGATTATATCTTTGAGTTCCTGTTCCAACAACACCATTATTTTCTACGTTAACTAGTTCATACCAACCACCAGCATGTGAGAAGTAACCTTTACCTGTTGAGTGAACATGAGCAAACATACCGTGGTATGTGCCAGCATCTGGTAGTTCACCTAGATTAGAGTATAAAGATGGTATTTTATTTTTACCTGCTTGTGCTTCAATTACACCACCTGTAACACGAATACCTGATTGTGCTGTAATTAATCCAACTGCATCTACATTTGTTACATCTTCATATGTAAGAACTCCAGTAAACGTAGCAGCAACACCTACTAAATTACGTATTGTAATATCAGGAGTTCCACTTAATCCTGCAGCAGTGCCAGAAGTATTTTGATTACCTGCTTGGTTTACACCAGGTAAATTAATACTTGATGTGCCATCGAAAGAAACTCCACCAATATTTCTTGCAGTTTCGAGTGCTGTTGCTGTGGCAGCGTTCCCAGAAGTATCTTGATTTAATGTAGGTATTCTTGCTGTATCAAAAGTTCCTGAAGTTATTTTGCTTGCTGCTAAATCTGGTATTCGATCAGAACCTAAAGTTCCAGCATTAATTTTACTCGCATTAAGGTTAGGAATCTGAGTTGCAGTTAAACCTGTAAGATCTTCACCTGAACCACTAAATTTTGTTGCAGTTATGATACCAGATGTATTAATACTTACTGTTGTTCCAATACCAACTGATTTTTCTTCACCACTTTCGTCAGTAAACTGTATTTCACCTCTCTCTGATTTTTTAATCGTGATAGCAGTCGTTCCTGATCCAATTTCAATCTCATCTATACCACTTATTTTCTTTTCAGTTGGATTTAGAGTAATTGATCCAGTTCCAATAGTTAATATACCCGTTACTCTGGCATCACCATTGACAAGTAAGTCTGTAGTGGCACCACCAACCACAACATTGCCTATTGTGGTAACACCAGTTACCTCAAGATCATTAGCAATCTTGACTTTCTTTGTCGTTGTAATTCCAGTATTACTATCAAATGTAGCCCACGTTCCACCAGCACCTGTGGATCCTCCTCCACCACCACCACTAACAGTTTCAAATACAAAATTCTTTCCTGCTGGTTGTGATGTGTCTACTTTTAAAAACTTACCGTTATACTCACTTAAATCAGTGGCAATACCAACAATATCATCAAGATATTGTAGTCTTGTTTCACCACCACCACCTAATGTGGATAATTGAGTCTGAATGCGGTTTAAAAATAATCTATAATGTTCTTGTAGTTGATCTAACGTAACATAATTTTGATCTAAAGGTGTGAGTGGATCTGATGTTTTAGTAGATGGTATTATTTGCTCAATGAGAGTTTCATTAATCTTACTCTCCTCTTTTAATTTTTCACTATCCTCTTTTAATTTTTTACTCTCCTCTTTTAATTTTTCATAAACTTCTTCTAGATTTTTAATTTTTGTTGAGAGAACAAAATTATCTTTTTCTAATTCTTCTTTTATATTTTTTTCGATTGATGATAAATTATCATTATGCTCTTTTAAATTATTTTCTCCTCTTATGATTTCATTTTCTAAATTAGAAATCTTATTACTTAAATCATCATTTTGCTCCTTTATATTATTTTCACCACGAATTATCTCAATTTCAAGATTTGAAATTTTTTCAGTCAAATCTTTATTGATTGATTTATTAACCTTAAAGTGTTCAATTACATCTTTCTTAAGTTTTTTTATCTCATTTACTTTAGTTTTTATAGTTTTGGATAAACCGTCATTACCTGAATATAAATCATTGATTTTATTTTCAAAATTTGTAACAACTTCATTTAAATTTTCTTCTGTTTTAGATTCTATCTCAAACTGTTTAGTATCAATATTTGTTGAAACTTCATCTATTAATTTAGAAAATTCTTCTTTAAATTGATTGAATTTTTTATCCGACCTTACTTCAGCATCAATTATATTTTTTTTATATTTTGGTAATTCTACTTCTGCAAATTCATTAACTACCTCAGTTACATCTGTGACCTTGGATTTTATCTCAGTTAATGTTTTTGTATTAATACTTTTTACATTATCTTTTAAGGTGTTTATATTTTCTTCAAGTAAAAAAACATACGACATCATCGCATTGTCAAGATCTTCTTTTTTAAGAAAATCTTGCAATTCTGTTTTTATTTCATCTACAATTTTAATTGTGTCAGATATCTTATCAAATTTTGACAAGTGTTCTTTAAAAGAATTGAAAGCTTCTGAATATGAACTTAAATTTGGTTTTCCAATTAAATTTTCATTATCTTTACTTTCTTTCTTAAAGTAATCTGAAGGTTTCTTAATCCCCATTATTAAGATTTATCATTAGAACTAGTATTATTATTTAGAAGACCATCTTTAAGCATTTTTGACAATTCTGCTGTAGATCCTACAAATAAAGAATTATTTGTGACATTGTTTGTTGTTTTTTGTTTATCATCTTCAACTTCTTTGAGTTTTTTCTGTAAGTCCATTAATTTATCTGTGCTATCTGCAACTGATTTAATTAACTGACCTGCAACCTCATATGCTCTAGGACTCGCACTTTCACCAGCAACCTCCATTATACCATTTATTGCTTCTTGACCTTTTTCTATTAAGGAATATAACTGCCCTCTAGTGTATTCATAATCTTTATCTATATCATTATGCTTGGAAATTTCAATCTTTGATTCTTTAACGGGTTCTATATTAACCGAATCAGTATTAAATGTTTTATTTAAAGATTTAAATTTATCCATGATTAAATATCCTTTTGTTGAGTAGGACTAAATGTCTTTGAATCAGAAAAGAATGATGTTGTTTCACTAAAACCAAAATCATCATCTGGTCCTGCTGTAATTGGATCAGGTGTGACAGTGTATCTTACCTCACGTTTTGCATTTTTGGTATCAACATCAGTATGATAATCAACTTGTGCCTTTTTAATTAATCCTTGAGATGTCTCAGGAACAGGACCAAAGAGATATGTTTTTGCAGTAAATGATAATGTATATATCAAAGCTCTTCTGGTTGCGAAATCACCTTCATAATCATCTTGGAAATTAATTGAATCTAAAACAATTGGAATATCTCTCTTTTCACCTATAGCATCTATTAAATCTACTGTTAAATTGAAGGATGGTTGAAAAAATGGTAATATCTGTTCAACTATTTGCAATGCATCATCATTTATTTTTGTTAAAATATTTAAATCAAAACCTATATTGTAAGGAACTGGCATGAAGACTTTTTTTATTTTTTCTCCATCTGATACTTTAAAAGTTTGAGTAACACCAGTTTTTCTTGTTGAATCATACGTTACATTTGTCATTTCAAATGACATTCGGGGTAATGTTATTTGAACTGGTTTATTTAAATCTGCTTGTTGTTCTAATCTAGCTAAGAATTTTTGTGAAGGACCATATGCTAATGGCACCTTCATCTCACTGTATGTAGCACCATCTTTATCATCATGTCGAATAAAGATTCCATTAAATAATGTTCCAAACGAAATAATTGTTTTTCTAATTATTTGGTGATAGTAGTAAGTTCCTAACATTAAAATGTACCAAAAGGGTTTGATTCAGAGAAATCTATAATATCATCAGCCTCTGATTCTATTTCATCACTCTTATCATATTTATCAACAAATTCAGCAGATTCTATAAAATCAATCGTATATCTAGCATTAGAAGTGCTTCCAATAGCGACATCTCCTGCAACAAATGTACCATCTGTTGTTCCCAATTTTAATACATTATTATCACTATCCCATGATTTTACCCTACCTTTTGCACCAGATATACTACCAGTTATCTGCTCATTAAATACGTAAGTGCCAACACCTGTAATCACTGGTGGTGGAGATATTGTTGCGATACCAGTCCCTGAAGTATATCCGATACCAGCATCTTTTAGTAATATTTCATTTACGAAACCATCAGTGCTAATGCTTACTGTTCCAACAGCAGTTCCAACACCTGAGGTGGGTGTATTGAAAAATATAGTTGGATTTTTTGCATATCCACTTCCACTAGATGCAATACTAATTGCACCAATACCCGCAGAATCTGTGACAAGCACAGCAGTTGCAGCAGCACCAACACCGAAAGATGTTGATCCAACACCAGCGATAGTTGAGGAAGCACTCACAATAGTCACAGTTGGTGTAACAGTATATCCTGCACCTGGATTTGTAATTAATATCTCCTTAATTGATTGTGATCCTAATACAGAAGTAGTTATTGCAACAGCACTTGCATTTATACCACCAGTTGGTGCAGTGGATATTGATACAGTAGGAGTTTTAGAATAATCAAATCCATCATTGTTTAAAATTATATTTCTAATGTAACCAGTGGTTGTTGTAACTCCAACTGTTGCAGTTGATCCAATTGAAATTAATTGTAATGATGTAATATATCCCTGATCAACTAAGGTATCATCAATTGTTTGTGTTGTTCGATTTATTTCATCCCAACCACCAATTTCATCTTGAAGTTCAAATAATTCACATTTTAATTGATAAACATAATTTTTACCTAACTGATAAAATGGATCCTCATGTTCAACAAATTTTATCTCAAATAACCTTCTACCAAGAGGGAAAAATATTAAATCACCCTCACGAGGTCTTGTAGATACCTCAACTTCATTAGCAGGTAAAGATCCTAAAAATGGTGATATAAAATCTTCAAATCTCTCTCTTGAAATAGTGACTGTTAATTCATCTTTTAAACTCATTCCAAATTTAGTTAAAACATCTCCAGCACCAGAATAACCCTCATATGTATTAATATATGCCTCAATTAAAAAGTTATCATTAAATGAAGAGGATTGAATTTCAGTTAATATTTGATCTTTCTTAACTATTTTACGTGGTAAATACACAACTTCAACCCCATAAATTTGCAATTGCTCATTTATGAGATTTTGAACTAAACGTTGCTCACTCTGTGATCCTTGTAGAAAAAAGGGATTTAATGCCATTATCCAATCATATCTAGTGGTGGAAGTTCATACTCAAGCATCATTCTTTCTCTTAAACTTTCCAATTCCCTCACTGCATCCTCATAAATTTCTCTTCCATTTAATTCAATACCACCTGGTAATTTAACACCCTTAAATTTAATTAAATTCATTCCCCATTGTTTTTTAATTAATGCAGTAGCATATCTTTTCAAAAATAAATCATTTAACATATTAGTAAAATCATCAGGGTTCAATGCTCTATAACATTCAATAACTATAAAAGAACCTACCTCTTGTGCTTTCCAATCAATGTCCAAATATAATCTGTCTGTTCTCATATTAAATCTTATTTGTTTATCTGTAGTCAATAGAAAATCAATATCTTCAAGATAAGTTTTTGTCATAGAATATTGTAATAAATCAATAGAATTAAATCTGTACAAATCATTTAAAAATAATTGATACTTTATACTAAACATTCCACCAGAAATGGTGCTTGAGTCAAATTTAAAAACTCTTTCAATCCCTAAAACAGGTTCAGGAACCTGTATGAAATTAGATGTCTCAACCCAATTACTTTGAATATTTCCAAAACCACTTATGTCCGTAGAACCTCCAGTGGTGGTTACAATACCAACTCCTGTTGTTCCAGATGCTTTTCCTCTATCTATATCATCTTGAGTAAGTTCATGCTTTAAATATACCTTCTCAACACCATTGTAATGCCTTTCATTGTAAAGTTGTCTTGCATCATCCAATGCATCCTGAATTTGATCGTCATCAACATTTATCTCTAATACTGGAGCACCTAGTTGTCGCAAACAATAATCAACAAATTCTTGTCTATTACTAATTAATGCCATCAGAAAGATCCTCCATCTAAAGATGTAATGTCACCAGTAAAAGTAACAACACCACTTGTTGCTGTAATAATACCAGAATCTACTTTAACTCTATTTAACGTAGATATACCACTCACATCTAATTCACCAATAGACCCTAGATCTGTGGCAACCACTCCAGTCAACTGACTTCCATCTCCTAAGTATGTGACAATTCCAGTTGTGGACGAAACAATTCCACTTGAAACTGTTATGATCCCTAGTGTAGAAACACCAGTTACAGATAATTGAGTAACAGAAGCAATTCCTCCAACAACATTCGTAGAAGTTGTTGATTGTTCTGGATTTACAGATGGTTGTGTTGTTAAAACCTTAATTGCAGGTAAAGGTCCTATATTTGAATTAATTTCTGACATTACCTTGTTACTCCCTCCCGTACTAATGCTGATCCTTCAACAACTCTCGTTTTTATTTCACCTGAGGTAACAACTATGTCATACACGTACCTTCCAGGTTTTATATTAACTGTTTCAGCTGATGGTAGTCCAACTAAAATTTTTCCACTTGTCGCATCACTTATAGAGGCAGTAAAGGTTGTTACACCTGAACTACTAGCATGTTTTCTCATTTGAGCTGCAATAGTGTAACCAGTTAAGTTAAATGCTGAATTATCTTGCGTATTACCTAGTTCAAATGATTGACTGAAAGTTGATCCAGCGTTTATTACTAGGTTTGATACATATACTGCTGACATCTACTTTTATAATGATCCTAATTATATTTAGTTCTTCTTAAGATTATTAATAATTTCAGATAGAGCTTCTTTAATTTCTTCAATATCATTTTTCATTTTTTTCATTTCCTTTTCTTTTTTACTATCACTTTTTATTAATTTAATATATCTATTGTATTCGACATCATCTGTATTGATTATAGCTCCTGTTTTTGAATCTCTATAAAGATTTGAATGTCCCTCTACTTTTATCATCTGACTGCAATAGTCCTCAATTCTTTTATCCTTGGAGGTTTTGATTGATCTGTACTTGACATCACAATCTTGATAGTATAACCATTAAATTCATCTAAATTATCAGCAGTGAATTGATACTCTGAGAACTGATTAGATGTGTTTGATGGTACGAACGAATCTGCTCTTCCATCATTTTTTGATGGATCTATCACCAAATCTCCAAATCCATCATCTGGATCAACATCTGTTAAATTTTTAAAACCAGGAAATAGTTCAAATGACTGTGTTGTCCCTTCAGAATTAATTCTATTTAAACTGTATAAAACTCTGAAATC